CCACTAATCTCAGTAGCTTGAATAGCTTTGCCGTCTATACGATCAATCACTTCTCTTACTGCCCATGCTTCGCCATCTTCTGCTGCTTCAACTAATCTTAATGCAATCTGTCTTAGCTTTAACGCATCATCTTGAATAAGCACCTTGCGTAACTGGTCATAGAATAGTCTGCCTTTTCTTGCATTTTCATTACCAACAGGCGCACCACCTTTGTCAATAGTTAATTCAACTTTTAACTCTTTGTTTGTATTATCGTTTTGTATCGTATCTGACATATTGATAAGTTTTACTTATTCATCTACTGGTTCAGCTTCTATTACTGCATTAGCCGTAGCATCAGCTACAGGTTGTTGAGCTTGTGCTTGAGGTAATGCTTGCCCATGTAACTTAGCGATCAGTTGTGCTACTTCAGCATAAGCACCAGTTGCTAAGTGTTTTAAGATTTGTTCTACTTCTGCAATTTCTAGTTCTAGTTTAATAGCCATTATTTTTTACCTTTCTTTGATGATTCTTTCTTTACTGAATATGCAATTGCAACTGCCTGCTTAGGTGGTTTGCCTGCTGCTATTTCAGTCTTAATGTTGGATTTGAACGCTTTATCGCTTTTAGATTTCTTTAAAGGCATCATAAACTCCTATTCGTTAATAAAACAGATTCTTTAATACGTCTTACTTTTTGCGCTTCTGCCATTTTTAATTTAGTTGCTTCTGGTATTTTTCTACCTAATAGCGTAGCAGATATTTTACATTTCTGTTGTTCGGAAATAGGTCTACCTACATTAATGCCTTTCATACTATTAGATATTTTCTTTCTTACTTCTTCAGTAATTATTTTACCTTTATGTATTTTAGAAAATTTTAATTTAGTTTCATCAGAATGTTTTAACCCACTTACACCTTGACCACCTGAAGTTAAATTAACTAAATTAACACCACGCTTTCTATAGGAATCAATAACTTCTCTTTCTGAAAGTAATGCTAATTCTTCATCAATATTTTTAACTAAAAAATTAACAATAAATCCACCAGCATCTTTTACTATTTCATGCCATAACTTATTTCTGTTAATAATTGCAAAAGCACGCTTACCATTACCTTTACCAATATAAAAAGGTTCTTTAGTATCGCTTCTAAGATGTGAGTAAATATAAAACATTATTCATCAATCCAGCACACGTCCTGCCAGCTCATCACAATAAATTTAACTCCATCTTCTTCATATGGAAAATATTTTAAATATTCTTCCGACTTATCATCATTCATAGTGCCAAATCTGATTCTTGCACCAATTTCAATAGGCATAGCTTCTCTACGACCATTAGGAAGTTTCTTACCTGGTCCTACTGCTACAACTTCACCCATGTTTTCTACTTCTTTGTTATCAACAAAGATAACGCTTGATAGTTCTCGTATATCAGGTTTGACCACTATTTTATCCGCAAGCGGTTTTATTTGCATTTGGCAGGCCTTCCACGCTTCTTAGGTGTTGGCTCAGTTTCACCAAAATTAACTACTAATTGGTTAATGATTGATTCGTACATGATGTTTTTAAGCACATACTCACCGCACCAGTCGTTAGGTGATTTATTCTTAGTTTCAGGATAGCGTTTACAACTGCCCATTTGATCCCCAAAAGAAAAAAATTTACAAGAATTGCAGTTGTTTGTATGATTCGGTTCAGCCACTCGTTTTCTCCGATTAAATGTAGTGGTTAGAGAGCCTACAAGTTTAAGCCTTGTAGTGTTCTCGTTTTAATTAAAAGTCTTTGCCGTAAGCAGAACGTGAATGGTTATAACAAGTGCCTTCTGTTTTACCTGTATTGAACTGTTTGTCAGCACCGATATTATCTTCTTTGCCTTCTGCTACGCCACCAACAATTTTACCTTTACGCTCGCCTGACATGTCTGCCTTGCTTGCACCTTTAGGAACTACTACGCCTTTTGCTGGAATACCAGCAGTACTGTTTGGGTTTGCCATCTTAAAATCCTTTTAGCTAAAAAGTCTGCAAAATGCAGTTCTTAGATTGTAGTTTAACTATTTTTTGTGTCAAGTGCTTTAATTTTCTGCTTATATAATACTTTTAATGCTTTTATATCGTCAATAGTATATTTTTTAGGTGTGTGATTACTTTCTAACCATTCTACTTCATCAAGTCCAATCTTTTTAACCAAATTGATCCTGTAGTTGATGATGTTGCCTGAGAGATGATTGTTGCAAGGAGCGCATTGTTTATGTACGTTAAATTCGTTAAACCGTAACTCTGGGTGTGAACCTGTGGTTTTGTAATGCCCACTGTGGTACTGACCTGTATGATGTCGCTGGCATGAAATACATGGGGCATCTTTATCTCTTAATCGTATATATTGGTTAAATATCGCCTGAGCTTCTTTAAGCCACTCGGCTTTTGTCTTGAGCTTGACCTTCAGCTCTTTAGTTTCCTTGCGTTCTGCCTTCACCCTGATCGTTTTGGAGTACTTATAAGCACATTCAGCAGAGCAAACTGATTGAAGCGGTCTACTCGGTGTGTATTTTACACGACATACACGACATAATTTAGTTTTTATAGGTTTAGTTATCATCAAAATAAAACCCATTCTCGGCTGCGTAACGCATACAGTTATCAAGGTACTCACCCATTTGTTTTGTAGATAATTTAGTTGTAGAAAGTAATTGTTTAGCCTCTACACCATCAAAGTCTACAATCTTATATAAATATTTAAACCTTAGAAGATCGTGAGTGAAGTCTTTGTCGTAGCCAAAGTGTTTACCAAACTCATCTACAAACTTCCAGTAAAAGTCATTCTGTAAGCCAGTACGAGTTATCTTTCTTAGCTTGGCAGACACTACATAACCCAATGAAAGGTCTAGCTCACTTAACTTTTTAATTAAATTAGGTAAGTTAGCAGGGCTTAAGTAAAAGTTATTTATCATAATGTGATTAGCCTTATTTTATCCACAGGTACTTTATAAAAAAACTCACCATTAGGTATGTATTTATTCTGTACCTCTATCAATGGTGAAGCTAGAACTACTGTGTCTTTACATATAAAACAAAATGAACCTTGTTTGTTAAAAGCTAATAGAACTGTAGGTAAGTCATTAGTCAGTAGTTTCTTCTTTCTACTAGGGATATGTAAAGTATTAAATGTAAATACACCATCCCAAGCTGGTCTGACTTCTACTTCAACATAACCGACCTTAACATTATTTCTCATAGCTATTAGATCAACTGCGTAGTCATTAGGATTATCTATTAACTCAATCCCATAGAGTTGTTTAAATAACTTATAAGCTCTTAATCTACCTATTTCATCATAATGCTCATGAAGTTCAGTATTAAACTGTTTATTTAGCATTATTAATTTCTAATGCTTTGGCTTTAGCTTTAAGTGCTGTGTCAAAGTAACCATGATTCTTGTTATGGTGGCTTAATCCAAACTTCTCACCATTAGGAGTTATGTATTTAGCTATTAAGAAGTCTTTACACTTAATACAGTAGTTGTCTAGTTTAACCCACAACATTTAACGCTTCTTTAGCATATTGAACACTTTTATCAGGGAATTGATTAGGATTAGCTAATATCCTTTTAGCCCATGCTTTATAGTCAGTCTTAGATATTAAGCGATCAGCAACAAACTTAACCACGTTATCAGCATGACGTTTATTATCCTGTATAGCTAATGGTGAAGGTATTTTAGCAAATATCGTAACCTTATGTGAGCATAGTTCTTTAATGTCATGTGGAGTTGGTGGTTTACTTGAACTATCAACCCATTGATTAAGTGCCTTCTTAACAACTTCAAATTCATAATTAGATAACATTGTCCACCAAGCTAATATTGTTTCTTTAGTCAATGGTGGTTTGTTAGTTAATTCCATTGTTACATTCAACATACCCCAAAACTGTTTTTTGTTTGAATCATCCATTTGAAATTACTCCCTGTTTAGGCTCTAACCATTCGTTAAATTCTTCATCAGATATAAATCCAAGACCTTTCATTTTCTTAACTGATGCCCCTTTCTTAATATTTAAACTACTAGCCTCATCACGCATATTCACAATCATTTGCAATAAGTAATTAAACTTTTTAACTTTTGCCTCTTTAGCGCAATTACAAAACTCTTCATTAGTAGCCCCAGCTTCTAATAGTTTTAAAAAAGTAGGATTACTTGGATTAATGCCAGTAATGTTAAACATTTTTAAAGAAACACAAACTGCTGATACTTTTTGCTGTATGTTTGTCTTCTCTTCTATTCTATTCTCTTCTATTCTCTTCTCTTCTTGCATGACGTTATTTGATTTCGTCATGACGGCATCATGATTTAGTTTGATGTTTTGTATTAAACCACGCATTTTTGGGTTACTTGTTGCAGAACTTTGCAATCTTTTTGCTACTTTCATGCAAGTAATTTTTCCTTCACTATTTTCAAATAGTCCTAATGAT